GTTTCCCAGTCACGATCTCAGGCATTTTTGCATTTGGATATAATTTCCCATTATAATATTTTACCATTTTTTACCTCAATGTATTGTTGGTTTTATTAACTCAATAAAATCAAACGTGTTTTGCTCCATGATATGCTTTGCATCATCAGGATTCATATGATTAAAATATAAAACTCGAGCTGCACTCATGAAAGCACCTGCTAAGAGTATATTATCTTCATCACATTTGGAAGTTTTTTCTGCCATAACCATTAATTCTTCAAACCATTTATGTAATTTTTCTTCAGCTTGACTCATAGTTTCTACATTAGACTTAGAAGACACTTTTACAAGCCCTAGATTAGTTATCAAAACGAATATTTTTGTTTACATCCACAGTTCTTGGACGTTTTTTGCTTTTTTCTATTTCTTTTTGTTTTGTTAAATTAACATTAGCTCTTAATTGAGCAATATCTTCTTGAGAATCAATACGATCTTGAGCAATTTGTGCATCTTGACGTAATTTTTGTTCATCAATACCTATTTTAGCTTCATCTACCATTGATTTTCTTTGTAAATCTTGTGCTCTAAGGTTAATTTCTTGTTGTTTTAATCCAACAAGAGGATCTTCACTCATTTGTTGTAGCATTTCTGCTTCTTCAGCTACCATTTCATCGGTCATTTCAGCAATTTTTTCTGAAACTTGACTTTCTATCTCTTCTTGCATCTGTAATTGTAATTCTTCTGGCACTTGACCACCAAATTTAGCTGCAACTTGTTCTATTTGTGCTTTTGACTCTTCTTCTACTTCTTCTCTTGCTTGAATGCTTACATGATCCATAATATGACCTTGTAATATTGCCATTACTTGAGGATTATTTTTAACTAACATAGATGACATAAATGCTCGGTGTGCATCAACGTGAGCCATTTGATTTTGTCCTCTAAAAGCCGTTAAACCTTGTCCTTTTAATGAAGATGCATTCTCTAATCCTGGATCTTGTGGTTGTGGTTCAGGAGGAACAGGTAAAATCATATCAATATCTTTAACACCAAGTGCTTGATACATTCTTCTGTAAGCTTCATACATATTATGAGATCCTGGATCAGCTTGTGCTAATTGTAATTGAGTCTGTGCCAACGTAACACGTTGAGACATAGAAAATATATTTGGATCGGATATAGGAATAACATCTATATCATCACTAAAGTCTTCAACTTTTAAACTTGGAACAGCATCAGATCCTACTTCATAAGGATACCTAGAAGGTAATGCTTCAGCAAATATTTTTGCTAATAACTTAAATTCTATTTTTTGTGCATAATGTAAACGTTTATGAATAGCAGACATGACTCTTGCGCCGCGTTCCATTAATGCCATTGTGGTTCCAACAGGAGCACCAGCTTGAGCTGCGTCCCCTACTTTTTGATCAGCAATAGCAGCAAATCGTGAACCTGCTTCTACGCAAAAACCTAATAATTGAAATAATGTTTGAGATGGTTCTTTATAAGGTAAAGGTAATAAACCGTCTCGTAAACTACCACCAGGTGCATCTACATCTCTAAATTCTCCTGGTTGGAGTGGGTTGTCATCGTCTTTAACTCGCAACCCTCTAGCTTTAAAACCTGCAGGGAGATTGGACAACGTACCTGCATCGAGAAGTTGTCTAAGAGCTGATGTTGCTGTTCTTGAGAGACCCCCGAGCATGTGGATAAGACCAAAGCCGTAAAAACTAAACCCAGGTAAAAACTTATAGTGTACAAAATATTGTCTTTTCTTTTGTTTTTGATCATTCTCTGCATAGTTTCTATAAATTGATAAAACATTAGAAGAACCTTCGTCAATGGTTACAATATATGGAACTTTAATTCCGTCATCACTATCTATACCTTCAAGGTTTAAATCAACATGCATCTCTAATAATTGATAATCTTCATCATGATAATTTTTTCTTACCCCAGCAATTTGATTTTCTTTTTCTTGTAATCCTGTTTCATCGGTATAGACAGATAAGTCTACATCACGATACATTCCTGCTACTTGAAGTTTTCTAATTTCATTTTTTGTTCTTTTAATTACATGAGTAACTCTTTCACATGACGGAAAGTCTGTTGTTTGATAAGGAACATACAAATCATCACTAGGAACAAACTTAGAGACAGCTCTTCCTAACCCATCATCAAAATAAACTTTTTTAAAAGCAGAACCTGAAAGAGGTAAATAAAATAATAAGGAATCCATATCAGGATCATATTCTTCCATCTCATAAGTAATCTGATAATTCATGTAATCTTTTACACGTTGTGATTGCTCTTCTTTTTGTCGTGTTACATTACCTAAAATTTGTGTATTAACTGGTCCACCTGCTGGTAATAATTCTTTATAAGCTTGTGCTTGAAATTGTGTAATAGCCTCGGATAACATTGGATGAGTCACGGAACTCGCACCAGCAAAAGGCATTGTTCTTTCTTGATATTTAAATCCTAAAAGATCTAATCCTTTTTTATATGTATCTTCCCATTCTTTTCTTGAAGCTTTATCGTCTTCAAAAGCTTGACGTAATTCACTAGATATTTGTCCTAAAACATTATCATCAAGAACTTCAGCTAAGTTCATATCAAATGTTGTAGCTAATTCTTGTGTTTGTTCTCCAATTAAAGCAGAACCATCTTCCATCATTTCTACATTAGGTGTTAAACCATCAGAGAAATTACCGCCTTCTAGTTCTACCATTTGTTCAGCTACTTCTTCTTGTGCTGGTACAAATCCTATAGGTTTATCAACTGCCATTATGCTGCCTCAAATATATCAATTATTTCAGGAGTATACACCATACCTCCTTTTTTTCTATGAGTTTTATGTGGTAATAACATTTCAGGGGTAAGCTTTACAGCAAAAACATCACCAACGCCATCTACTTTAATAATCTTAAACTCAGAGTTATTTTCTTTCGCTGCTCGTTTAAGTGCTTTTTCTACTGTTGAAGTATAATGTTTTCCTTTAGAATCAACGCTAGTAGGACCACCATAAAATTCTTCAGTACCAATGCCCTTCATATCTCTTGTTCGTTGATTAATTGGCACGGCGGTTCCACCGCTTTGACTATATCTATTTTTAACAAGATTAGCAGGAGTTACTGCATACCACTGAGCAGCACCATCAACCTTGTCTATAAACAATCGTTGTGCCGCTTCTGTTAAATCTCTTTTAATTAATATATCGCCCCATTCGTCTCTACTTTTAAATGGTAAATTTGGAAATAATTGTTTTAAAGCTCCTTCACTTAATCCAACGTTTAATTGTTCTAGCATCTTCTTTTCTTTAGCAATAGCAGCGTTCATCGCTTTTATAGCATCATCGCTTGGAGTAGGCCCTCCTTTTGCCACCACTTCAATAGCTTGTTTATTTTTTACAAATTCATCTACAAATCCTTGCATTTCTTCTGCTGTGCTAAACATTGGTCTAAAAATTGTTTCATTTTGTGTATAAAAATCTAATACTTCAGGCTCTACGTTTCTTGCACCACCTTGATAACGTGTGCGTTGTTCACCAAGTGCTTTTGATCTTTTATCTTTTGGTAAATCAAGAATATCACCTAATTGTTCTCGTAAATCATTTTCTAATTTTTTAGCTTGTTGTAAAATATCAGATTGTATTTCATCAGCAAATGTTACAATAGCTTGTGGTCCTTTGGTTGCCGCTTCCATTTTTTGTAACTTTGCGGCGTCACTATCCATTTTCATTCTAAATTGTAAAATTTGTTGTTCTAATGGCTCGTCAATACTTCTTAGTTTTGCCATGGTATCAATATCTAATATATTTCTAACTTCTGCCATTGTTAAATCATCTATATACTCATCACTACCTAAATCTATTAATCCCTCTCGTTGTAATCTTCTAATTGCAGAAAACTCTAATCCTTTTAATTGTCTATCTATTTTTTTCTGATTACGCTTGAGTGTTCTAATCATAGCAGGGTCTACTGCTTCTTCAATTCCTTGTGCTGTTTTTTCTACAGGTAATGTTGCATTACGGTCCGTGAGCCGCGACCACCCGATCACGTATCGTTCTGTAAAGTCATGCACAGTTCCAGGTATTTTATCTGGATCTTGAGGGATATGTTTTGGATCAAGATATAATACGGATTCTCTATAGCTATTAGGCAACGCACCTGGTTCTTGATAACCAGGATACTTTGCTTGCTTTGCGCCACCATACGACGCATCACCATAAATAACTGACTCTACTTTACGCATCGGTGCTTGACGCACAATCTTTAACATGTCGGCTGTATTTAATGGTGTTCCGTTTTTTGTCGAAACAGCGATATAATTATCAAGAATATTATCGCCTACTTCTTTTTTAGAAATTTGTTTGTTCTGTAAAAATTTAAAAAAATCATCAGCGCTATTAAATGTCTTTGGTGTGTTAGGGTCCATGAGCCGTGCTTCAAGGCCCGAGTAAAATACTGACTCTGCATCTTCAGGTGAGTCAATAATTGTTTTTTTTGTTTTGGCTACATCTACAGCAGTGTCACCTGCTGGTGTTACAAAAGCTTCGGATATTTCATCAATCTGTGTAAGTACTTCATCTTCATTACCAACTTTTTTAGCCAAATCATCTAAAAGTTTTTTTTGAGTTTTTGTTAAATCTTGTGTAAGAATATTTGGTTTAGGTACATCGCCAATTGCCCATAAAGGAACTTTCCCTAATAGTTTACCTGCTACTTCGTATTCTTGATAACCTTGTTTTTTTGCTTCTTCAAAAATGTCAAAGTCTGACATAGATTCAAAACCTGGTTGATTAATTATATCATCCACATTTATATCTTCTTCCATCCCTGTAATCATTGAATCACTAAATTGTCCTGGTTCACCGCCCACGGCCATTTGATTTATAGAAGGTGCCGTCTGTAAAGTTTTATCCATTTTATCCTGCATATATCTTTCATTCTCTGCCATATCTTTTGCATCCTCAATTATACCTTCATCTGTCATAGAGTACAGATCAAAAGGTTTTTCTTCTGATCCTTCAACTGGATCTGCTATACCAAGAGCCTCTTGAAAAGATTGTTTACTAGATTGTACGTACTCGCTATCACGAATTTTTTTTAGTAAAGAAAAAGGTAATCCTGCTAACTTTTTCATATCTTGCGGTAATTTACGAGAACCGACATCTTCAAAAAAATATTCAAGACCTTCTCCTATTTTTCTATTTAGTGGTAGGTTTTTATAACGTTCTTGTTCAGCTATATATTCTTCTTCTATTTTTTTTGATTTTGCTAAAGATTCTTCATCAGTTTCTGTATCATACCCATATCCTAGCACATCTTGAACCATTTCAATCTCATTTGTATCAATTGGAATATATTCTCCTGTTCGAGCTATAACTTCAGCAACTTTTCCTGGTGTTAAAACCATTGTGTTATCTTGTTGGTCGTAAATAATATCATCACTTGAAAGATCTATATCAACACCGTATTTATTTTTATAACCAATTTTTAACATTTCAGCACTTAGGTATTTTATGCGTTCTGAAGGGGTATCTGCCATCAAGCCTTCTCCTCCCGTAGGTTTTGACATTAAAAGGTTAATTAATATACCTGCACCCGTACCTCCTATTGCTAGTCTACCTAAATTAGCACCTGCTCTAAAACGTATGTCTCCTGGTACTTGCACCATATGTTTTATTTGTTTTCCAAAACCTGCTATAAGACCTAACGCTTTTTGTCCTTTAGTTGCTTTTTTAGCATTTTTTATTATTCCTGGAGCATTGTTGTGAACATGATCTACCCAGTAAGGAAATAGTCGTGTAAGACCTTTGTAAACTTTTGGTAATTCCTTTTTAACTTTATCTAAAGCTGCTTCATACACTAGAGCACCACCAGCTAAACCAACTCCTGAACTTCCAACAGTATATGCACCACTTTCTATTGGACCTGTTCCTTGTGCATATTGCTCGGCTTCAATAGCACTAACAAAATTATTTAAAACAGATGCGCTTGGAATATCTGGTCCACCAACAATATCCATAGCATATTTTACTAAAGCGGTGGGAGCATACAAAGGAAATATAAGTTCTTCTGTTGCCCAATCGGCAGCGTTTGGAATAATTTTACTTAAATTTTGAAGTATAGCTTCTTCTCTATCTTTACCTACTTGTTTTCTTTCTTCTCTAATAACGTCAGCAGACTTAGTAATTGTTTCTCCTGTAGCTGAATCGTATACTGTATCCGTATCTTCGAATATATCTACACTCTCATCTGTGTCAACGCGAGGCTGATATTTTTTGGGTAATCCTTCTGTAGATACAGTTACACCTGGAATACTGTCTATCATTTTATCAATTGTTTCAGATATCTTAGCCATTATTATATTCTAGCACTTCTTGAAAAGAAGCGAAACCCCCATCTTTAAATCCATCAGGTAATACAAAATCACCATCTAATTTTTTTATATTTCTATTCATTTTTGAGGGATCTAAATCTAAACTACTTCCAATATAATTAAATTTTTTTACCCCTTTTAAAGAATTAACTAATTGACCTGAATCATAAAAGGCTTGTCCATAAGCTCTAAACTTACCAGTTGTATCATTTAATATTCTAGATTCTAATCCAAGTAGTTTCATATCTTTTACAATAGCATTCCTTGTTCTTTCTAATTTTTTTAACATTTTTTTTGAATCTGCACTTCGTAATAAAGTAGAGGATAAATCTTTAATTCCGTCAAGAACTTTTACAAGATCGGTTTCCAAACGAATGTGAATTTTATTTCTAGGCTCTGTTGTAAAAAATGTTGGATATTGTATTTGTTTTAAATTAACTGGATCATCTTGATCAAGAATAGCTAATCTTCTTGTTTTCATTAATTCATGTCCTTTTTCAAGATTAGGTATTTTAGCTTTAATGTATGCAAGACTACCTCCAGGTGGCATCTTTGCCTCTAGTTGTTTTTGATATTGAATATCAATTAAATCACTTTGTTTACTCCAATCTAAAAATTGAACATTACCCTCCTCATCTAAAACAGGATTCATGTTTCTATCTCTTTTAATATAAGTGCCTTTCTTTAAACGATTATAAACTTTATTTTTATAACTCGTGTATCCCTCTCTGGAAAAATCAGGTTTTAATGTTGGATCATAATTAGATTTATA